CTGTGTGTAGTACGTCGAAACGTTTATGTCAGCAACCAGCATTGGGCTTTGTCCTACTTCCAACACTGTCGGCTTTTCAACAACGCCAACAACGTATCCTGCGGGCATTGCCGCAAGAATTCCGATTATGAGTTTTTCGAGATTGTCTAGCGAACCAGCGTTACTGTTTGAAGCAACAATGGCAGTGATTGCAAAATTAAGTTTGACTTGTGTTTTGGCTTTACCAATTAACACAACTTCCATGTAAGGCGAATCAGGGACAATGACAATTGCTGGTGGAATTGGTGATTCAGGAACGCTTGAATAACAAGTTGCAGCAAGTGATGAAAACGCGCTTGCTAGGGCTGCGCGGGTATCGGCGACGGCGTTGGCTGGCATTATTGACAAACCGTTTCAACGTCTAAAAATGGCTGAAGTAATGTGGACACTCTGTTGGTCAAACTTCTACCCATGCGATAAGGCGTGCTGGCAAAATCTACGCCTTCAATCTGTCCACCAGCGGCAACGCGTGATTGAAAGACTTCAACGCTGACTGCCAAAACTGCTGATTCAATTGGCGCACTGTTTGCGTAAATGTCAGCTGCGGAATAGCCTGAAAGTGTCGCCGTGCCCATTGGAATAATTTCGCGCACCGTGACATTTGCTGAAGTCAGTGCAGCGGTGAAATGGTAAGCCGTCACGTCAACAACTGTGACGGTGGCTGAAAATGGTGCTGGCAGTCCAGTCACAATGACCGACTGACCTTTCACAAAATAGTGTTCGCGTTGTGTGTAATAAAACGCAACGTTGTTGTCTAATTTGTACGCGTTGACGGCTGACGTATTTGCAACAAGCATTGGCAAAATGACTGCTTCAGCAGTGTTAATGATTTCGTCAAGGTAAGCGTCAGAATACAAAGAAACGGACACGCCAAGCACTGTTCGCAATTGACTTGCGGTGACGATTGCTGGCATGTCCGTTCCTTTCGACTACTGCGACGCGTTCGGGAGTGACCGCGCCGCATGACTAGATGTGGCGATTACGCCTTGTTATTTTTGAACGCACCAGCAGCAATTTTTGTTGCCACTGCACCGAATGAATAAACGCCCACGGTAATTGAACCGTCAGCAGTTGATTCAGCGCGTAGTTGATACGAAGTTGATTCGTACCATGTGTATGCGTCAGGATTTACAACTAGCAGTGTGCCGTCTCCGTCGCCACCGTTTGTTGGGTCAACGTAGAGGTTCAAGCCCGCGACGTTTCCAGTCAAACTTGTTGGCAGTGAAACACCAGGTTGATTCATAGGATTTGAAACCTGTGAATAAATTGGACGTCCAGCGTCATTTAGTGTCATGAGGTTTGCCCATTGACCAGTTGAGGCAATGAGATTGCGTGCAAATGGATTTGCAAGTCCAGCAGTTGCGCCATAAACGCTTGCTGAACCGCGTGCAATTACGCCAAGCAATTCAGTTGCAGTTGGGTATGTTGCAACTGTTGTTCCGTCAAGTGTTGCACCACTGATTAGTTGACCGTTGACATAAGCATTTTGTGCCTTTGCCATGGCTGCAACCATGTTTCTGAGCAATTCATCATAAAATAATGGCGAAGTGCGTGTGAGCAATTCAACTGAAAATTTTTGCTGCCCCGCGAACTTCTTGACGTCCACACTTAGGAAAGCAGAATTTTGGTCTGTATCAGAAAACGCCGCGTCTTCAGCAGTTATCGCAACTGTTGGTGCTTGCGTAATCTTTGGAATTTCAAAAGTCATACCAGCGTCAGGCAATGCACCGCGAGAAATCGCGTCAATGCTTGGGCGGATTGTTGTTGATAGTCCGTTGATAACTTCAGCGAGTTGACGTGTTGGAACAAGCCCAGCATTGTCAGTTGTGTTGTCAGCTGCCAAAACATACTGGCGTGCTGATTCGTCACCTGTTGCAGCAAGAACCTTGTTTTCAAGATACTTAGCAGCAGTGATTTCGATTCGTGGTGTTGATTTCCAACCACCAACTGCGTTTGCAGTCGCTGTGATTGACTGTGCGGCTTCTACCGTCTCTGCGGTTGAAGCGTCTTTGACGGTGTCTTCCACTTCGTCTCCTTCTGTTGGTTGTGCTTCAGGTTCGATTGTCGAATCTGAAATTTGTTCGTCTTCTGTTGCAGCAACTTCGGCAACACGCGCTGAACGGATAGCAGGTTCGCTAGTCAAAGCAACGCCTGTCAATTCACCTGACAAAATGCGAACTGTGCCGTCTTTAAGTGTTTCGTATTCGTCAAATGAAACTTCTACGCTGAAACCGTCGCGCAAACCTTCTTGTGCTTCAACAAGTGCGTCAGTTCCAGCAGTTGTGTTTGCAATTTTAAAAGTTGCTTCAATTCCTGCGTCAGTTGATTCAATTGAAAGTGTTTTGCCAATTCGACGTGTGCGGTCATGTTCAAGGTTCAGCAAAACTGGTGTTGCTTCGATTGAACCAGCAGCAAATTGCACTTTGCCGATTGAAGCGTTACCAGTTTCCTCAAAGGTCACAATGCGACCTGTGATTGTGCGACTATTTGAATCAGCCGCCGTGATTGTCATGGGTGTGATTACTTTTTTCATAGCAGCATGTCTTCTTCCTCGCGTATCTCGTCAATTGACATTGCGCCAATTCGATTTAAGATTTCATAAACCTGCGCGCGCTCGTAAGGGTTGCCACGCAAGAAATCATCTAGGTCAAATGAAACTTTGTTGCCTGCTGGTGTAAAATCCGCAAATGACAAACGTTGTTCGATTATGGACATGTAATTTCTAAAAGCAAAATCAACGAGGTCGCGCCTTTTGTCTAAGGCGTTTGAATAAGTAAAACTGGACTGCTGCGAATCAGTGAAATACGCTGGCAAGCCACACGCACGCGCTAATTCAAGTGAAACGTAGTTGCGGGCTTCATTCAGCTGCAAATTCTTTGGGTCATAACCAATTGTTTCAAGTGTGACGTCAGCGTTTAAAAACGCGGTTGATTTGTTAGCGCGAGCAGTGCGCCATGAAGTCAGTAACTTCGAAATGCGGTCTGCTGGCAATGATGTGCCATTGGATTTCAAAACCATTTGCGGGATTGGTTCATTTGCAAAATTCATTGCAGCGCGTTCAAGTGCAGCGGCAGCCTTTATCGTACGACCCGCGCGAGATAACAAACCTTCCTGTGTTCCTTGAAAAACAACAAGATTTGCTGGGTCAACGTATGAACCGTCAATTTGATACGACTGAATTTCATAACCCATTGCAGTTGGTTGAATCGTTACGCGCTCAGGTGCAATTCGTTCCATTGCGCGAATTTTTCCTGTATCGGCATACCGTTCCATGACGTACGCATAAGCATTTGGAAAAAAGAACAAGTCAGAAATAATCCATGACCAAAATGTAGTCCCGGGAATTCTTGGGTCAGGTTGGTTAATGACGCGAGGTTGTGAAACTTTTTCACCAGTTGCTTCATTGCGTGTATGCATTGGAAGTGAAGCAATTGTTTGAATAATTCCAAGCGCGCGGGCACAAGTTGGAACACTCATTGCTTCCGCGCGCGCGGCAGTGATTACGCCACCGAATAAGAATAAATTGCTTACTTCGTTGTAATACGGCGCAATTGCAGCTGCGTCCACCTGTGCGGCTTCGACTGGAACGGCAGCGTCAACCTTTGGTGTGAACAAGTTAAAAATTCCCATGCCCGAATTGTGGCAGGCTTATACGTTCAGCCCACCATTATGTCAAGGTCATTGTCTGGGCGTGTCGCAAAGTGTGTTGCAAGCGCAACTGCAACCGCCCCGCACACAACCGACTGTGACGCCCTGCGTCCTATAACCCAGCCGCCGTCGCCACGACGTAATTGAACCGCCGCCAAAACTTCTTCCGAAAGTTGGCTTTGTCCTTTGTGTTTTAACCGCCCACTGTTGATTGCCGAAAGCATTTCGTCGCAAGCCTGCGGGTACGCACCGTCCATGTCAAAAATTGGAATCCCAGCAGGTGCAAGTCGGGCTGCAACTGCCCCTGAAGTTTTTCGTGAGTAAAGGACGTATTCGGTTGGATACTTTCGGGCATAGTCTGCCAATTCGTTGGCAATGGCTTTGTCGTCCAACTGCAATTCATTTGTCCATGTGTGCAGCAACTTCACCACAAACTTTTCGTCCCCAAGTTTTTGCGCCCCCACCAAACTGGCATGTCTGCGGTCAGGTGAAAGGTCAATTGCTAGCCACGTCAATTTGTCAACGTCCAAATCAGCTGCCTTATCCAAACAATTGCCCCAACTGGCAGAATCAACCGCGCTATTTATGGCAACAACCCAACGGCACAAAACTTCCGTCATCACGACGTCAGGTGGGTCGTTCAAAACCGATTTGATGTTATCTGCATGAATCAGCGTGCCCATTGAAGGGTTTGCGTGCCGTGCGTTTTCCACGCTGATTTCGTCAGTCGGTGCAGACCATTCGAAATAGCCAATCTCGTCTTCGACGCCCGCAATGCTTGCCAGTGCCCTGTCCCGAAACTGGTTAAGCACTACGGACGACGAATCTCCCGCATTTGTGTAAGCCATGACCATTGGGTTCGCCGCTGCCATGAGGGTGTAACGAAGCGACGCAAAACTTTCAATGTCGGTCATTTCGCGCAATTCGTCCAAGTGAATTGTCGAAGGTCGGGACACACCGCGAGCAGCCGAACCACCAGCGCGCACAATAAAACGATTTCCAGTCATGGTTTCAATTTCTTCACCGCCATGTTGCCAACGAATTTTTTTGACCTGCTTTGCCAGCGAATCATTGGCTTCAATGATTTGAACCATTGCGCGAAATTGTTCCAGTGACGTGGACAAGCGGTGAGCCGAACCAATTTGAAGGTTTTCTTCCCATAGGAAAAGACCGCCAAGAATTCTAATCAGCTGCAAAAACGATTTGCCGTTTTGCCGTGCAACCACAATGCAATTGACTGGGGAAGCCCACCGACCGTCCGCCTTGACCTTGTGTGAATTTATCAAGGCAAATTTCTGCCATTCCATAAGTTCGATTTTCAAACTGCTGGCTAAATCCACCAATTCATGCCCGCGCGAGGGTAAATCGTTCAATGGCGTGTGAATTCGCGGGGTTTGAACGCCAAATAGGGCGTTTTCCCTATCTGTGTCCCTACCCAAAACCGTTTGAAGCCCTTTTAAGCCGTCTTCGGTCGTTTGGTGACCTTCTATGACCTTCTCAGTCATTTTCGTGGCTCTTTGAATCGTTTTTGGGGGAATTTAAAACAG